TCACCATAAGAAAACCCATACACTGTTGCATAATTACAGTCTATTGTCTTTTCAGTATTTACTACCATTTGTGCAAATGATGGATACATTGTATCTCTAGCATCAATAGGCTCATATAAACCATTTTCAAATAAAATCATCTCTTATCTCCTTTATTAATATATTTGATACCTTCTTCGAAGGTTAAAAAATTAAAATCTGTATCTATTGCATAGTAACATTCAAATTGATTCCAAACATTACTTAAACTACCTTCTTTTCTTTTATTTCTAAAAGATTCATGTTTTGTATACTTGATAACAAAATCTTTAGCTACAAATTTGTAATCGTAAAGCGTAGGTCCCATTTTTTTATCATGATTATCTAAACTCCAGCGTTGCCATTGCGGTGTATCATAAAAATGAATAATTTTCTTAAAGTTGTTTTTAGGATCTTCCCACGGGCTGAAAGATAACATCCTATATTTTACATGTTGCCATTTATTAGTGAAATTAAACCACCATAACCAATCAAACGTAGACTTGAGCTTAAATGGGCAATACTCTAGCAAAGGCTCATAAACATCGATCATATTATTAGATATTTTAGAACCAAACATTTTATAATATACAGTAGGAATATATACTTGCCAGGGTGCATGAATTGACTTATAACCAAAATGATGAACTGAACTATTAATAACATCGCTACCAAATAACTGATCGCCATGCTCACCTGTAATTACATATCCTTTTTTGCAGTAATTTTCAACATGATCAAAAGATGTTAAAATTCTTCCTTCAAAAACTTTGCATATATCTACCCAAAATTCAGGATACTCTATTCTACTCTCATCTGAGGTTACAATAAAAACTCTTTTAAGATCTTCTAAAGTCCATGTTAATAAAAATGCAACTAGAGCTGATGTACTATCTATACCACCACTGTACATTATATAGATATTGCTATCTAATTTTTTCATTTCAAACGCTCTTTGTAAACACATTTCTTCAAAAGAAAATCTGTTTACTGGCATATTAACAATATCAGAAATAGGTTCACATACTGATGTGTAATTAAACGGGTCTATACCTCTAACAATACGACTGACCGATTGTGTGAATGGAAATTTTCTTGGGCTCCAATCAGGTAAAGGAAGTGATTGAAACGTTTCTTGATATTGTTCACCTCGCATAGAAAAAAGCAGCAAACCCATATTATACCCACTCCTCAACAATACCGACTAGTTCTGCAATTAAAAGTAAAGTAGCAGTTACTCTTGCATCAGTAATAGACAATGCTAGACCTGCAAAAGCAACTATACGAATAGCACTCTTTACATATGACATGTAAGTATGCCATTTACGATATCTATCTTCAAAATCACTCACTTGACATCTCCGCCTGTAGGTCCATTAGCACCTAATGGATAATCGCTAAAAGGATCTCTACCAGCTGCACCTATAGCACCCGAATATGCTCTTGTAGGACAATTGGAGATATTACATACAACAGCACTAGCACCTGTTCTACCACAGACAGGACAACTCAACCATGTATTATCTTGTGGTCGCATATTCTTCATAGGATTTAAAATATAAAACTTTACAGCTTCATTGTAACCATCTTTAAAACCTTCTTTATAGGCTTTAAGATCTTTTATTGTTTGATCTTCACTCATGCTGCTACCCTGCTAAAGTTTTTATGTTTCTCAAATTTCAACACATTACTAAATTTATCTACTAATTGGTCAACTTTATGACTTATAATAAATGTATTTGTGTCTTGAGTTAGGTTGTTTATAATTTTAAGGAACTCATCAGTGCCATTACTATCCATTGAACCATCAAGGACTTCATCCATAATAAGTAAGTTAGTTGAAGCACTATTACGAAGCTTAGCAACAGCTCTCCAAGTAAAAAGAATAGCCAAGTTAATACGCATCTTTTCTCCTTCTGAGAACGATGCATAAGAAAATTCATCCCTAAACCTTGACTTAATAGTCTCATTAAAATTCTCATCTAACTCAAAGTTAACAAAGAAATCCATAGCTGCCAGATACTTGTTAATCAATTTATTAATCACTGGTATATACTGTTTAATAATACGAGCCTTAATTCCATTATCTTTAAGAACGATAGCTGCAACGGATAATGCATCTTTATCTCTTAGTAGTTCACCTTTTTGTTCCGCTAACGAACCAATAGTATGTTCTAGCTCTTTCATCTTATCATCGTTTAATACGAAGTCGTCCGTTTTCTTTTGAAGTTCATCAATATCTTTTGCTGCTTTTTTGCATTGGGAAAGAAGACCTGATATGCTATTTGAGTGTGTGATCTTTTCAATATTAAGGCTCGTGATATGTGATGAGATATTGGCAATAGTTTGGATTTTATCTTGTATTGTTTGTATCTCTTGACGGAGCTGGTCGATCCCATCGCTAGTCTCTTGAATTTGGTTTTCTTTAGTTGCAACAGTCTCGCACTTAAAGTCATTATCAATGCCCTGCTTGCATGTAGGGCAAGTATCATGTAAATTAAAGAACTCGATTTCTTTTTGGAGTTTGGTAAGCTTATCGTCAAGCTGGGTCTCGAGGACTTGTAATTTTTTTTGCTTTTTACTAACCTGGTCTTGATCATTAATCTGGTCATTAAGCAACCCAATTTGTTCATCTAGAGAAGCAATTAAAACTTTTTCTGCTTCTATTTTATCCATATATTCTTTAATATCAGATTTTAGTTTAACTACCTGCTCATCATTATTTTTTTGCATTGCTACAATATACTGATGCTGCATAGCTATCTTCTCAGATGTTAAATCATATTGATATTCAACATCCATTATTTTAGTAGCATTAGTAGATATTTTTTCTTTTAGTAAGCTATTCATAGTAGAAAAAATTTGAATATCTAAAAGATCTTCAATAACTTCTCTACGTGATGCAGCAGGTAGTTGCATGAAGGGTACAAACGATGCTGACCCAAGCACTACTACTTGACAAAAAGACTTATGATTTAATTTAAGAATTTGCTTCTCAAGAATTTCTTGATAGTCACGATTATCGGCATCCTGACTAATCATATTATTATTCTGATAGACTTCAAAAATATTAGGCTTAAGACCTCGAATAATTTTATATTTATTAGAGCCAATATCAAACTCTAACTCTACTACAAGATCTTTCTTGTTAATAGAGTTCATTAGTTGTGGCTTGTTTACTTTACGAAACGGTTTATTGTACATAGCAAAAGATAGTGCATCAAGTATTGTTGACTTACCTGCACCATTCTCACCAACAATCAAAGTAGTCTGATTTTTACCAAGACTAATTTCTGTAAATGTATTACCAGTAGAAAGGAAATTTTTATAACGAAGAGTCTTAAAAAATATCACAAGTAGTCCTCATAAAATCTGGTGTGCTTCAATATAAAGGTTTTGAATAATAGTTTCAACTCTTTTCTTATCAGTATTAATATTCATACTGCTAATAAATTTGCGTACAATACTCATTGTATCTTCTGCTTCATTAACAATATCAGAATCTTCTTCTAGATCTAAATTAAAATGATCTTCAACCACTTGCAGATCTGCAGCACCAGATTTTTCTAATCGTTCAATAACAAGATCAAACCAATAAGGATTAGTTTTATTTTTTACAATAACTTTAACGTAGCAGTCTTTATAATTTTCAGCATCAAAAACCAGCACTTCGTCTAGCTGCTTATTGAGATCATCATAAAAGAACTTCTTAAAGCTTGTATAAGGATTAGAAATAAAAGTTAATGATCTTGTATCTGTATCAAGGATATGAAACCCTTTATCGTCTCCAAAATCAGACCAGGTATATTGGCAAGGAGTACCAAGATAGTAAATATTAGTACTATTGGAACGAGTATGATAATGCCCAGAACACACGAGATCAAATTTATCAAAGATCTTAGGATCATCACCGTGATCGGATACATGCCCTCTATACATTTCATAACCATTCAACTCCAAATGTCCCATCACAATAGGAGCTATAGATAATTTAATTGTGTCTAATGTTAACTGACGATTATCATCACATATCCAAGGAAGTAATAGAATATGAGTTCCATCAAAACTATATTCAACAGGCTCACTATGATATACTTTAATATTACTAAATTTACCGCTAACTAATTCTGTTAATGCATTCACATCATTGGTATTTTTGTAAAACGTATCATGATTACCAGCAATAACATGCATAGTAATATCTTTTTCATAAAGAGGTACTAAAAAATCGTCTCTAAGACGTTTAGCTGTCAAATAGTTAATATACTTGCGACGATCAACGAGATCCCCAAGATGAATAACAGTATCAATATTTTCTCTATCGAGGGCTGGAAAAAAGACTTCATCTAAAAACTTCTTCATCTGGTTGTGCATGATAAGAGAGTCATTTCTGACTCCCCAGTGAGTATCGGTTATCAAAGCAATTTTCATACGTTGTTTCTACCAATGCGAGAATAATTTAATTGTGATTTAGTTTTCTTTTCAAATACTTGTCTAGTTGGGCTACCTGCTTGTTTTAAAGCTGCATCGCAATAATCACGAATTGTTTCCAAACGTATAGTATACGTATCTTTCATATGATCGTGTTTTGCATTCATTAAATTTTCTGCGCAGTCAACAACTATCTGCGGCACTAAATGTATTCTATTCTGATTCATAGAATTTCTCCACTCCTAACTTACGGGCTTTATTTTTCTTTTGTTTTTCTAGCTGCTTCTTATCATAAGATTCAACTAAGCCCTTCATATACTCGTTATCTAAATTAACAGTTACGGTCCTGTCGTCTTCACCAATACCTTGTTCAGCCAACATACCTTCAAAATAAAAATTTTCTAATGTCTTTTGTTTAATATAAAGATGTTTTTTTTCTTTATCAATACGTCTAATAAAAGCAAACCAAATAATCTGTGTGAAATAGGCAAATGGATTGTCAGATTTTTCTGGATTAAAATTGTGAAAATAATTTATACAATTTTCTAATCCATCAGATATCATTTCTTCTCTGAAAGTATAACTAACAAAATTTGGTTTTAATGATAGTCTTGTTGCAATTTTAAAGAGGCACTCACCTATATAAGGTGGTATTCTTGGTTCATCTAAACCATCTGCTTTTGCTTTTTCTACGTCGGCTTTATGCTTTAAAATCTCAGTATAAAATCTTTTATTATCAATATAATGCTTATTCTTCTTGGGATCTGCCATAATAATTCCTAAAATAAATGTATGTAAATATAACTATTATAATAACAGATTTATTAAAATAATTCAACTAATTAATGTAAGACTTTCTTATCAATAATCTTTTTTAATTTTTCTTCATCTGGTTTTTTAAATATGTGCTTCTGAAGTTTTAATGCTTTAACTACTTCTTCATATTCATTTTTAATTTCTTCGTCAACAGCAGACACACTCACAATATTATTTCTATTAAAAAGAACAACGCCTAGTTTAGCTAAAGGCATATATGGAATTGTATAAATTAAATTTTCTTCTTTTAAAAATACTACTGGGTATTCTACTTTCATGTAATCTGTATCTTGATCATCTGATACACCACCAACAATCGGTGGGCTACCAGGTATTGTAAACAATACAATCTTCATTTAAAGCTCCGTATTGAAAATTTTATAATCAAAGCCTTCATCATTGTAAATATTTAGTCTTTCAGTAAAATGTTGTAGGGTAAAGTTGGTATGCGTGCCTGACTTTAAATCATCAGCTAAATCATATAAAGTCATTTCAAACTTATCATCCCCAATACGTAGTCCACGTCCAATGGACTGTAATATTCTAATACGAGACTTAGAAGGAGAAGCAAGCACAACAGAATGAAGGTTTCGTATATTAATACCGGTTGAGAAAGTACCATAGCTTGCCACAATAATAGCATTGGATTCTCCCTCAACGATTCCTCTAATTCTTTCTCTGTCATCACCTTCTACTCCACCATGTACAAAATAAATTTTACGATTTGAATCTTTGGCTGTTAGCATATCATATAACGTTTTACCATGCTTATCAACATACTGAAAAAGAACAAGAGAATTACCATTTAAAGATAAAGTTAAATTGCGTATAAATTTATTTCTCTTTTCGTGTCTAACTAAGAAATCCATTTCATCCGGATAGGTAAATTTCTTAGCTAATTTTTTATCTTCTAAAGAATGTTTTAAAATGATAGCTTTAATTTTAAGATTAGCAACATGACCTTGACTCATCAACTCAGTTGTTGTCGTTACCTGCTTGACAGGACCAAACAACCCTTCAAGTGTAATCTTATTAGTCAAGGAACCATCTAATGTACCTGTAAACCCGTAACGGTATTTACAATTAATTAATTTTTCCATAATTGATTTAAGTGAAGTAGCTTTAAATAGATGGACCTCGTCCCCAATCACACAACCAAATTGATTAAACCAATCCTTAGGCATCTTATAGATAGATTGCCATGTTGATATAACAATAGGGCTTTTTGATACTTTATCAACACCTGCAGTAATACTATGAATGTCTAATTGTTCGTCAGTATAACTTTCAAAGTCTTTCTTCATCTGAAGAACAAGAGATACAGTAGGAACAATGACTAATACTTTATAGTTCTCACAATTATAATATTTTGTCAATGCATATATGATAAGAGACTTACCTGAAGCAGTAGGTGAAAGAAAAATACCTCTTTCATTGGATACAGCTTGTTTAAAAGCATTAATTTGATAATCTCTTGGATTGATTTTTATACCAAGCGAATATGGATTTCCAATATATTCTTTAGGTTGTAGTTCAGGATCAACCTCTATATCATAGTTACGTACGCTAGCAAACTCAGAAATCTCTTTAACCAGGCCTGCATAAGTCAAGCCAGTTAAAGAGTTAAGAAGTCTTATTTTACCATCCCAAAATTTATTTTTATACGCAGGAGAGAATTTAGCTCCTGGTACTTCAAAAGTAAGATGATCTGAAAGTTCTTGGATGACGGATGCTTCACTGCTAACTTTCAGGTAAACTTCATTTACCTTTTCAAGCTTCAATTTATCACGCGCCCACTTTAAATTTCTCAAATTCTATCGCATTCTTAATCAAGTACCCTCTATTATTTATAGAGCGGATAATTGATTCTAATGCGTCTACCTTTTCCTGCTGCATAGCAACACGAAGGTTTAATTTGACGATGTCTTGATCTGCTTCAATATACATTGGTATGTCTGATTTAAGAACGTTAAGCCTGAACGGCTCCCAACCGTTTGATCTTAAATCTTCTTCTGGCATTACACCGCGATAATAATCGTGCTTAAGAAGTATAAGCTCTTTACGTTCACCTTCTAATCTACGGAGTAAAAGTCTCTCTTCTGTAAAAATGCGAAGATACTTACTGTGAAGTTTAGGAAGCTTAAGACTCTCTTCACCCAACTCAAGTCGATTCACATTGCAGTCCTCAGACCACATTTCCATAATATCATCTAGTTTCATAACAAACCTTTATTGGGCTTTATTAATGCGATAAATCTGGTATTTAAATGTAACGGTTGCCGTAATATAATTTACATCTGTATCAGTAACTGTAAAATTTATATCGCTAATTGTTGTAGGATACATATTGACAAAATTAACTTCATAATTAGGAACCATTTCATTTGTTAATATAGTTAATGTTCCGTCTGAATATTGAGTCTGAAGCGAGCCATATGCATTAGAAGAGTTTTTTAATTTAGCAAATTGCTTAAAGTCTTCTGGAAATCCGATAGCAGTTAACCAGTTATAAATCTCAAAATAAGATTCTAAATCTTCATCTAATCTAAATGTTAATTCAAAATCACCGTAATCTAATTTATTACCAGCTATTTCAATAATTTTAAACGGTGAAGGAACTTCTACAAATCCTAAACTTATAGAAGGCAGTTTAACATCAGTAACAAAAAAATTCACATTAGGAGTTCTGGCTAATTTAAACCTGAACCCTAACGGTGAAAGAAAATTAATATTTTGTGGTTGATCTGTAATAATTGCCATATACTACTCCTCATTGAGTATTTATGGCTCTATCTTTCTTAGATTTCATGTCTTGTACTTCAAACACTGCATCTTTAATCAACGTAACCATCAAATACGTAAATGTAACAATGACTGTTAAAATCATTGTAAACAATGATACTGAGAATAGTATATCATTGATAGAATAGCAAGCCTGTAAGTTAAACATAATCAACCTTTCTTATTAGGTCTAGTATATACCCCAGCTGACAAAATTGCAGCAGCAAACCATGTTTCAAGTGTATAGGGGATATTAAGCACTGGGAAAAGAGTATCCAATGCCCAGATTGAAAGAAACGGTCCGATGATAATGATAACCAAAGCACCTAAAAAAATTAATAGCTTATCCATATTAGAATGTCTCCTCTAGTTCATATTCTTCTTTTTCTTCATATACTGGATCAGTATTAATGATGATACTACCAAAAACCAACTTACCGTTTTCTTCATATACTTGAAACGGACCGGCAAAATTAAAAGTGCGACCAGTACCGCTATCTTTTTTATCTTGATTCCAGCTCATAATTCCAATTGTACCAGAATCTACAAAATATTCGTTACCATATTGATCATCATAACCACCATCACCCCACTTAGTCCTTAAAATACAAAAATCATGAACAGTACCTTCATAGGAATTCTCTACTTTGCCTTTTTTACCCATAGGTGTATTAAGCATAGCATCCCACATATATTCATCACGGTAGCAAAGATCACCAATGAGATAACGACCAGCAGGAAAAGTAACAGGGATCATATTAACCTCCAACAACCATTGCATCATCATACTTCTCGTATGCATGACCTAATTCGTTATACATATCAGAATCTAGCTTATCCGCATACTCACGTAGCTCCTTAGATACAAATCCTATCCCTTGTATGAGCTGTTCTCGAGACATATTGTATGTGAGAGAATTAGTAATTAAAAGTTCAAGCTGATTAGCTAATGATATTGCTTCATTGACATTCATTTCACTTCTCCATTTCTCATAATACTAATATACGGTATTTTGAAAATAATAGCAACTAGTAAATCGGATCACGACCTAAATCTTCTATAAAGCTTTTTAATTCTTTTTCTGCTGAAAAAGATAGAGTCAAAACCCATACATCTTCACGAGGAAAAAAAGATTCAATTTTACCTTGATAGCAGAATAAAAGGTCTAAAAGGTCGCCGAGAACTGTTTCGTGCTCGAAGTCAAAAGTGGCGAAAATACGTTTTGTCATTTTTTATCTCCTTTATTTTATCTTATAATTAAATATAGCATGTTTTTATAATAAAATCTATAAAAAAACGACATTGAAATCATTGAGTTTTTTTGATATAAAAAGTATAATGATTTCAATAAGTTAGCTAGATCTAAAAAAACTCAATGATTTCAATGGCGTTTTTATGAAAAAAACAGTAGATTTTATATCAGATTTATACGATTATAATAATATGATAAATGGAGAGATGAAAATGAACAAATTAGCAAAAGAATTTATGGATAAATTCGAATTAGGTAGTATGTCGGCAGAAGAATTCTTTGGTGGTGATGTTGATACTATTAATGAAGTAGTTACTAAAAAAGGTTGGTATCGGTTTGAAGATTCTGGTTACGTATCTGTTGAGTTTGTAGGAGAAAAAATTGATAAAAAGTTTATGGAAGAATTGAGATATAGTGAAAAAATGTTTTTAGGTGACGGTACTGATAACTATGAATATGAAGTGAAGGAAGATTTTATTGATATCGAAGAAGTTTGCTATGTTAAGGTAGGGTAAAAAATAACAGTTGCATTATTTTCCTAAAACCGCTATGATTAATTATAAGATGAGAAATGGAGATACTCAAATGCGTCATAAACGGAATGAAGTTCGTAATTTTATCATGGGTTCGCTTCGTAAGGGTGATACCGACGAAGTTATTCTTTCTGAACTCTGCCATAAGTTGGGTTTGAAGATTGGTAATGCTAAGCTGCATCTTAAGAAAGCAAAGGCTCAGCATACGGAAGAAACTCGTACTAAGGTTGTTAAGAGCCTTATGACCGGCAAGGATGTTACGATTCTTGCTTCTACTCCTCTTGCTTGTGATCCTTCGAAAGAAACTTACTGGAGCATGTAATATATGAAAGAACTATGGGTTCAAATTCTTGACAAGATGGTCGAGGAACTTATGGATAAAAATCCATTAATGGATTGGTCTGAAGCCTATGATATAGTTTGTAGTAATTCAGAAGAAATTGATAACCGCCTTCAAGAGTATCTTGGAGATGCAGCTGACTACTATCATGATTTAGCAATTGATCGTTAATATGTCTTATGTTCTAGTTATGATTGTATCTTTATCTTTTACTGGTGTAGAGAAATCTAAAGTAACTATTGAGACACCAGTAAAAGATAAAGCTCATTGTGAAGTATCATCTAAAATGATCGCAAAAGAGTTTGCTTCCTTACATCCTTATATTACTTGTGTGTCAAAGCAATGAAAGTTACAGTTAAAAACTCTCACCGTACAATGGGACAAAATTACTATACCTATGAAGGAGAGCTTGTTGCTACTCCTAAATGGGTAGAGTATGATGCTATTGCTCTTACTACAAGCGAAAATACTAAGTTTAAGTTTCGTATCATACCTAAAGAAGATATTATAGAAATGGATGGTGCTGCTACTTCTTTTAAAACAGAAGCAGTAAAAGAGCGCACTTTTTCAGTTACAGGTTCTAAAGGTGATACTTATATTGTAACTGTAGGAGAGAATTATAAGTCTTGTACTTGTCAGGCTTTTATGTTCCGTCGTAACTGTAAGCATATAGTAGGTATGTCTTGAGTATAGAAGACTTTATGGAAGTTAAGTCTAATTGGGGGTCACCGGTTGAAATAGAAAGACGAAATAGAATTAAATTATCAGTAGCAGCTTATGCTTATGAAGTACATTCAGATTCTATTATGACTGATGCTGAGTTTGATGAACTTGCATCTAAAATAAATATTGCCATTTCTACAGAAAACGATATAATGGATTTGTACTTCCAAAAAGAGTTTAGCCCATATACAGGACAATGGATTCATAAGCATCCGAACAAAGTTGGGTTAGAAAAAATTTATACAATGTACTATAGGAAAAAATAAATGTGGATAGACACTTCATCATTTCTTAGACCAGATTCTATAGCAAAAATAGAAGAGAAATATAATGCTACTTATATCTTTGATTCGTGTTTGAGACTTAAGAGTGGAGACTGGGGCAACTTTCCATGTGCTATTTTCTACACAGAAAAAGCTCATCCAGAAGGTTCTAACTATTTTGGTTTGTATTTTGATATGGATGGTGATCTAATGATTGCTAATGGCATCTCAGCTACAGAAGTAGAGTATACCGGTATTGTTTTAGGTGAGAAAGTCGTATATAGTCGGTACCGTCATGATTATCGTGCGGCCGATAAAGTTGCTATTGATGGGGGTAGAGACTATACTAAGATTAATGGCAATCCTCAAACAGTGCGTTTTAAGGTAGTAGAAGATCATTTGGAGTTTATATTATGAATGACGATTTTAGTGTAACATACACATTCCGTATGGATATGGTCAACAGCGGAATGGATGATCATCCTGACCAGACAGTAGAAATATCATTTGATGCTACAGAAGCTAATCTTCATGTTGTGTTAAGCCAATTTGAAACATTCTTGAAAGCATCAGGTTATGTTTTTGATCACTTGAAAGTTATCCGTTAACTAAATGAAAAAAATTATTATTACAGGCAGTAAGGGTTATATTGGTCAGCATTTAGTAAAGATGCTTTCACATTATAATGACTTGTATGAAGTAATAGAGTATGAAGGTGATATTAATGATAAACTCACTTTTTATTCTGTAGATACAGTAATTCATCTTGCTGCACTAGTAAGGGTTAACGAATCGGTTAAAGAACCTTCTAAGTATTATAATAACAATCTTGGTGGAACAATTAATATACTTAATAAGATTGTTTATAATAATTTTATTTTTGCTTCTTCAGGGACTGCATCTAGCCCTAATAATCCATATGCATTTTCAAAGCGTGCATGTGAAGATGTGGTAAAAGAAGTTTGCAATAAAAAAGATCTTAATTATACTATTTTTAGATTTTATAACGTAATAGGAACTGATGGTTTTCCTCCTACTAACCCGGACGGTCTTCTTTATAATTTAATTAAAGCTGCAAATACCGGTGAATTTAATCTTTACGGTACAGATTATAATACACCTGATGGTACTTGTATTAGAGATTATGTTCATGTAAACGAAATATGTGAAGCTTTAATTAAAGCAATAGACAAACCTGCTAATGGTTTGGAAAATTTAGGTACTGGTATTGGTTATACAGTAAGAGCTATTATTAGAGCTTTTAAAAAAGTTAATAATGTAGACTTTACTGTTAATGAATATCCTAGACGTGAAGGTGATTTAGAAAGAACAGTCTTAGACAATGTTTCTAGCTATATGTCACAGAAATATCAACTAGAAGATTTAATTAAACTGTAACGCTTTATAATGGAGCATTTATAATGATCGGCAATATTATTAAAACTGCTATTACTTTTTTTGTCTATATGACAATAATTAGTATAGTTAATCCTTTGGCTACTTTGATTACAGGATCTGTTGCAGGCAGTCAATTTGATAACAGTACAACAACTTACCTTACAACGAGTTTTGTTTTTGCAATCAATAACACGGTGTATTTTATTTCAACGCTAGTGCTTTTTGTTACTCTGTTTGCTATTTGGAAGAATAAAATTCAAGAATTTCTGGCTGCATCTACTGCGCTGTTATTGCTTGTGATAATTGCACATCCTCAACAGGCATTTGCATATGCTGATACTGTTGACAAGACAGAAGCATATACAATTCTTCCTAATGAATCAGCATTCTGGATTCCAGATGTTGGTGCAAACAAAGATACTCAAGCCAAGTTTGATTCTGAATCATATTTGAGTGATAATAAGATTGCTGCAAAGCGTTTTATTGTTCCTCATGCTAAGTTGAGTAATTCAGGCGGCTTTTTGAATTGGGACTTTTATGTACCTACAGGTCGTTTGATTATTGTTGATCGTACCCCCTACTCTCGTGAATGGGTAAAGTCTGCTAATCGTGGAACTGCTTCTTCAGATCAATCATTTCCTTGTCAATCAAAGGAAGGTTTGAATATTACAGCAGGTGTTTCTATTGGCGCATCTGTATCAGAAGTTGATGCGGCTAAGTTTCTTTACCGCTTTGGTGTAGTTCCACAACAAGGTAATCGTAATGATCCACAAGTAATCTTTACATCTGTTTATTATGGGCGTTCATTGGCTAATGTTATGGATGATGTAGGCCGTAAGAAGGTTCAGACACTTGTTTGTGCTGAAATCGGCAAACGTACATTTGATCAGGCTAATGAAGATATGGTACCTATGATGGAAAGTATTCAAAAGAGCGTAAAAGAATACTTTGCTTCTGTTGGTATTACTCTAGACTTTATTGGATGGGCAGATACGTTTGAGTTTGATCAATCAGTTCAGAAAGCTGTTAACGATCGTTATATTGCTACTAAGCTTGCTTCTGCACTTCCTATTCTTCAGGCAGTTGCTGGTCTTAAGGTACAAGAAGGTCTTGGTTCAGGTTTGGATAAGCATGGATTGCCTATTGTAGTCACTCCACAAATGATTGATGCATTGATTGGATTAGCTCCTAAGGCACCATTACCGGAGGTGAAACAATGAATCGTCGTAGTTTCTTTGCATTCCTACCTGTAGCTCCTCTTGCTTTGGTTGCTGAAGGAGCAAGAGCAGCAACAGCAGATGGTGTACCTTTAGATACTGCTTTTAGTATAACTCTTAATGGTGCATCTAAAGTTGATACTACAGAAATGAAGAAGACACAATTTGATAATCCTGATCAATATAAAATATCATTAGTGAGAATGCATCAACCAGATCCTAATAAAGCAGTAACAATGGCAGTAGGTGATGATGGCGATCTTTGGTTAAAACGTAAAGATGGTCAATGGAGAAAGGTAGTAACAGAATGAATGAAGAATTTGAAGTTCCAAAAGAAACACCAGAAAGTATTGCTCGTCGCGAGAAAGCAGATCGTATTTGGAATCGTCAATGGGCTTTAGATAAGTCTATTGAATGGTGTAAGCATATTAATGAACTTGTAGCATCACCAGGCAATGAGGTGAACGGCGTTATTATGACAAGTGAACAAGTATGTCAAATGGCAGATATATTTAATACTTGGCTTTATAAAAAATAATTTAAATAAAGAAAAAGGCCCCTTTCGGGGCCTTTTTTAGTTCGACCGGTTAACCCGGTTCTTCTATTAGAAGATGTTTTGGATGATTGTTCTACGATAGTAGCTGTTAGTAGAAGCAGATAGTGTACCGTCTGAAAGATTTGGTGAACCTTGTTGTGAACGAGCAAATGGATTTGCTACCATTCCATAACGAGTCTTAAATCCAATCTTTGGTTGGAAGTCTGCTTGACCAACTGCACGAACCATTTGTAGTGGAACGTATGGGCAATAGAAGATACCTGCATCGAATGCATTAGCACCCTTATAGCCAACAGTCATATAGTTACCAGTTGTATATGGATCAACATATACTCTGAAGCGTCCGTTTAGAACACCAGCGAATGTATTGCCAGTATCATCAACTTGTAGGTTGTTAGAAGCAAGAGCAGGTGTATAGTCAAGTACGCCAGCCATCTGAAGAGCAGATGCAACATCTGAAGAGCAGATAACTAGGTTACCCTTACCACGACGTGTGTCTTTTGAGATCTTGTTAGCTTCTCTTTCAAGTTGGAACATAAGACCCTTGAACTTTTCAACTGACCAGCGGCCGTTTGAATCAGTATCAAGATCGAAGATACCAGCTTGTGTAGTACCGTCTGTAGCACCTTGACGTGCAGTAATGTTAATAGCACGAATAACTTCACGATTGATTTCAGCAAGAATTTCAGACTGAAGAATGTTTGACAATTCAGTCTCAGCATCCAATCCATGGATAGCCTTTAGATCTTGTGCCAATTCAATAGTGTATTCTGCCTTTAGAGCACGTGATACTGCAGTTACAGAAACCTTATCAATTGAGAAGGCCATTTCTGGGAATGTAGTACCTGTACCAAAAGCTTCTGCTGTTGATGTAGGAGCACCAGCTTGATAGTTGTATGAACCAACACCGCCAGTGTTGTCAGGTGTTGAACCAACGTTGTTAGCACCAATGCCTGAACCAGTACCTTGACCAAATACGCCAGTGCCATTGAAGCCAGATGACATACCAGTGTTAACTTCGTCATAGAATGTTTCTGAACCTTTTGCAGTTGAGTTTGCATATTGTGAACGCATAGCAAAGATAAGTCCAGTTGGACCAGTCATTGGTTGAACACCGCAAACGTCATAAGCAATAAGATTAGGCATTGCACGACGAATCAATGAGATAAGGATTGGATCGTAACCAGCAACGCCTGAGCCGCCAGCTGAACCATAACCGCCAGTACCAACAGCATTGATACCAGTTTCGTTAAGAGATGTAATACCGTTATAAGAACCACGTGCCATTGCTTCAGAACGCATTTCCTTTTCAGTATTTTCTAGAAGTGTAGCAATTACTGAACGCTTGTGGGCGTCAGCAATTCTTGGAAGATCTGAGTGCTCAAGCACTGGCTTCCACTTTGCAACTAATTCTTCATTTAAACCGTTCATTTGTCTTTCTCCTTTAGAGTGTTTATTAACTTATTTATTAAATTTTATCTTTTAAGAGTTCTTGAGATTGAAGAAACATAGCTTTGCATATTAGGATCAAGTGAAGGCTCCTTTACAGGCTCTTCAACAGTTTCGCTAAGAAGCTGATCCTGAGCAACTCTTACTTCCTGAGCCTTTGGGAAATATGTTTCTTTAATGATAGCAATCTTTTTGCGAAATTCATCAGCATCATTATAGCTAACAGCCTCAGTAAGCTTAAAGAACTTGTCTTTCTGAGTATCTGTCATTCCTTCTGCCATTGAACTAGCAATTTCTGCTACGTTCTTTTCATTAACAACCTTTGATAATTCAATATTCTTTTCAGTTGTTTCATTCAAACGAGCTTTAATTTCTTCTAGTTCAGAAGTTAATGCTTCTACAACATCAACCTTATCTTCAGGAATATTTACATAATGATCTTCAAATACATTCTTCAAACTAGCAATAAATGATTCTGCCATCTCAGTGCGAATATTATTAGTAATAGCTAGTTTGTTTTCTGTCATCCATTCAGCAACAGCATAATTTAGGTAGTTATCAATATTTTCTACCATTTCATTCTTAATTTCGGTTACAGACTCTTCAAGAGCTTGTTCATATTGCTCTGATAGATTGTTTTGAAGTGTCTCATAATTTTCTTCAATCTTAGCAACTTCTAAGTTTACTCTAGTTGAAACTGCTGCTTCAAATAGTGTAGAAACTTTAACTCTAAAATCTTCAGAAAGGTCATCTGAATCTCCGAAAATCATTTCTAGATCTTCTTTGATTGATGGCATTGGATCTGCATGCTTACCAGATGATTTAATTGATGCCATATTCTTAGCAGAATTATCACCAGCACCGTTTTCTGCACCTTTATTGTTGTTAGCAATTTCATCATTAGTAGGTACATGATCGTTTTCAGCTGGCTCACCGCCAATGCTAGCAATAAAGGCAGCAAGATCTTCTTTGCTTGCTTTTGCAGCATAGTCTACCATCTTTGCCATAAGCTCTGAACGTGACACTTCAGTTGGCTTTGCTTGAATTGTGGACATATTTGAAGCAGCATCTGCTTCATTTACATCTACTTGATTATTTACATTATCCATTAGAATCTCCTGTGTTATATGAACTATTTATGCAAATTATAATTTTGAAAGAAAATGTTGGAAAACTCTAATCTTAGCTTCAGCTAATTCAGATTTAGATGCTTTCTTAATTACTTCTTTATGAACTTCTGCAACCTGTACAAGCTCTTCTGCTTTTTGAGGAGCAGCAGCCTTTAATACACCATTGTTCCAAACCCACTCAACGCCTTCCATAACACCATTAACGTAAGCGTCTGGAGCGGAAGGATCAGCAACAATGTCTGCAGCTGTAGCAAGATAAAAATCATCTTGAACTACATTTACACCATTTACTTCTTTTAAAGAGCCCATACCACGAGAAGAAACACCTAGTCTGGCACCTTCTGACATAAGGTTTTTTACAATCTGTCCATATGGTGTATCCATAATCTTAGCTTTACCAATGAAGTTATTACCTTCTCTTCTAAGAGACTTAATCATCATACAAACGCGCTCTAAATTGATAGATGGACCTGATGGATGACCTAGTTCACCATAAGCACGCCCTGCATCAATATTTTCTTTATGATAGCGATTGACTTCTTTTTCAAGAATTTCAGGATCATACATTCTGCCATTACGGTTTACAAGACCTCCTTGAAGGAATATACCTTCAATATAAAGGTTCTTTTTACCTTCAGCGCTATCTTCAGCAATGTATTTTAATTCTTCATTTACTTCAGTAATAAGTTTCATTTGTATTATCCTTTTGGCCAAGCAATTGCGCAGGCATACATACTGTTTCCAATAACTAAATCAGTATTTGCCTTTTGTACAATCACACTTTCTAGAGGTGCCATTGGCAAATCTGCGTATTGAGTACCATTAGCATATTTAAATACTAAAGTTGCATATGTAGTTGTAGATGAATTAACAACTTTCAACAAAGTTGCTCCATTCATATTATTGGCTGTTGAATCAATATTGATAGTATTTGCCAATGGCTTTATTACAGTACTCATATTAAAATCCTTGATCCTTAGCAAAATTAATTAAATCTAATAATCCATCTTCAGAAGAAATTAGATCTAAAAACAATTCTTGATTGTTTTCTGATAAATTTAAGTATAAATTATTTAGTGAATTTTCAATTTCTAGGTCAAGATTTTCAATTTTTATATCTTTTCTTGCTTTTTTTCTTACTACCAATTTACCATTCTCAATATAAGCTTTTTCTGGACCTGTATCTGACATTTCTACAGCTTCAGCTTTCATCTTGCCAAGTGATACTTTAGGGCGAGCTGAATCTTCTACTGCTTTACCAGATGTAACAGTATCCATAAATCTCTTATGAGAATGACTTAGACTTGATTGAAGTTTTTCTCTATCAGCAGGTTTTGGAGTATTAGCTAACATAGAAAGTGCTTTATTGACATGCTTTACATGCACGTTTTTCTTTTCACCATTACCAAATATTAGATGATGAGTGTCACCTACAGGTTTCTTTCTCATTTGGTTAACAATGTTCTTATCTGCTTCTTGATCGGAGCTTTCTCCTGCAGAAGATTTAGTTTGTGCAGCATGCCATGCTTTAGAACCTTCTTTAGGAGGACGTCCACGACCTTCTGCTAATTCTTCGGTTGAATTTTCGTAAGATTCTTTTTGAGCTGCATAGTAAGCCCCTAAAGCCATCTTACGACGTTCTTCTTTAGTTTTATCTTTAAACTTAGGATTATCAGATTGAACAAAATCGTCAATCCACTTACCAACAGGATCAGATGCTTTTAATACTTCAGTAAGATCTACTTCTTCAGAATATGCAGCTTTTACTTTTTTAGATGCATCTTTTACATCTTTTACTGTATTTTTAACGCCACTAGCTACTGAATGAACTGCATTTACTGCGCCCATTGCAACTCTACCGGCTGTTTTAACCGGTACACCAACAGCATGCTTAACTAATGAAGCAGTACCTTTTACAATACCTTCATTAGTCTCTACTTCTTCTTTTTGCATTTCTTTACGTTTAGCTTTAATTGCTTTAATGGTATTAAGATATTTGTGTTCCATCTTATTCTCCCATTTCTGTATTCATGATAGAATCAAGACGAGCTTTTTCTTCATCAGAAAGAATACTTTCATCCATCTTAATATGTTCTTTTGGTGTTTTCATTTTAGTATGCATAGTGTACTTCATTTTTGGCTTTAATTTATGAAGAGCCTGTTTAGCCATATTCATAGCATGACTCTTAATAACAGAAGCTTCTTTCATTTCATTTTTAGCCATATGACCGCATTCATCGCAAACCATTTTACCTTTTTCTTCTTTATAATGACCATCATTACATTCAGAACATTCTTTACCTAGCATAGAAGCTTCTGGAAGAATTTTTTGTCCAGCTTCTTTTTTCTTTACTGCTACAATTTTATCAGCATGTGTAATTTTATCATAAGGAGGAGCTAGTTTAGCAAACTTCTTTAATTTCTCATCTGAAAGTTTTTCATCTACTACATCTGTTTCTTCTTTAGTAATAACTGAAGCACCTTCTGAAGGACTCATAGTTCCAGCTACTGGCACATCTTTCATCATTTTTTTCTTTTGTGAAGGAGTAGTTTCTTCACTAGACATAAAAGGATTAGACATAGAAGGCATAGGAGCAACTCTTTGATCAGAAGGCACACCTGCATCATCAGAATATAACATATAGTCATGTACACCACAAACCATAGACTTTGCTACTGCAATTTTAGATTGTACCCATGGTTCAATGTGCATGTTTGATGGCATATTATCTAAAAGACTTTGTGCATCATTAATAATTGCTCTAAGTTCAGTTCTTACCATTGATACTTCTTCTGGTGTATCATCATAATCTTCATTTACTGATTCACTATAAGAATGCATCATATTTCCAGATAATTTTTTAGCAAATTTATGAGCGACTGGCTTAGCACCTTGTGGGCCATAAGTTCTAACTGACATAATTGGGTTGCCTGTCTTTTTATTTAAATCTGATTGATACACTGCTACCTTACCATGTGATGGATGCTCAAAATGATGAGTCTGTCCATATTCACCGGCATGTGATACTTGATGTGAAATGCCATGCTTCTTAAGTACTTCTGGATGTACTTCAATATGATGAAGGTCGCCTTTTTCAGTATGACCGCCTTGATTATAATTACCAGCAGGCAAATTCTTTTCAGTCCAAGCGGCTTCGTCAAGAAGCTCAATTTCTTCTTTCATTACACCTTTATATTTTGTATCACTAATTTTATAGCCTTTTTTAGGTGAATATTTAAATTGAGCATCAGTCATTGCTTTATGTTTATCTTTTGCTTGAATTTTTTCTTTATGAACTTCTACAGGTCCGCCATCTTTAGAAGCATGAACATGTATAATATGTGTTTGCATATCACTATGAAATGGCTTGTTAGAAGCTAATTTATACATCTTTTCTCTTTTATGAAATGATGTTTGATTATTTGATCTAAAATAATTTTCATCTGTAGTTTCTACTTCTTCAGAATGTACTTGTCTATTTGAAGATGCTCTAGATGATAAAGAAGAATTTCTTTTGCCTTCTGCAGCAGCTTTTCTTTGTTTTTCTTTTCTCATCATATCTGAAATGTTTGATGAACCAAAAGATGCTTTATGTTGACTATCTTTATGTGTTTTATCGATCATAGAACCCATTGCTTCTTTTACATTAGCAGTTTCATAACCATTATTTGTTTCTTTATCGTCTAACTTTAATGTCTTATCATAAGCAGTACGATCTTCGCCTGGCTTATATGAGTTAAGATATTTGTTGTCATATGGTTTTGTTGAACCGTTAAAAACATGGTCTTGATCAGTAACCCCAGGAACCAAGTTCTTATGGTCAACTGCCTTGTGAAGGGCTTTGAAATTTTTCTCACCCTGAGATTGTGGTTGTTCTACTTCAAACAACTTACTCTTGATTATTTGCTTCAAATTCATCGGCATCTTCTGGGGTTCCTTCGTTATCTGTGTTATCTTGTGTATCTAAATCTGAATCGCCGTCTAGAGGTTCATTATTAGGATCACCATCAGTACTACCATAAATTGAAGCAGCAACATCCATGAATGTATCATCCATTCTTTCTGCTACTTTTGCTGTCATAATATCATCTAATGCAGGCTTAAGATTTACCGCATCTTTATTCCAAGCATGAACTAAAAGATCTTCTATATCCGCCATAATTACCTCCAAAAATCTATAATATATTTATAAAATTATTAAATTATCTACCAGCACCATCTACAGTTGGTACTGCTGAACTTGTTACATGTATTTTAATGTTGTTATTAGCATTAGCAGGCTGTTCAGCTGGTTGTGTTTCTACGTCTGGCTCGGGCTGATTAGATACCTCTGCTTCTATTTGAGCCATCATATCTTCTATGTCTTTATCTGTTTGATGAAGTATATTTTTTCTTACCCATTCTTCAGAAAAATACTTACCAATAAAAGGCTGTATTTCTGTTAGATTAGCTAATCTACTTTGTAATATTTCTGTATCTTTAAATTCTTCAAAATGACTATCTATTGCAAAATCAAAATTAATTTGATTAGATAATTCATTCCAATCATTTTCAGATACTATTCCTTTAAGAATTAATTGCTTTTCTAATGATTTCATTAAAAGATGAGAGAATCTTTTTCTCAGACGTCCTACAAACTTAACAAACTTTACTTCATCTCTAGAAATTTCAGTAGCTTTTCCTAAACTGAATACTTCAGAAGATGATTGAAGACGCGATACAGGAACGTTAAGAGATTGATATAACTTCTGTTGAAAGTATGTAACGTCTGCCATCTCACCTAAATTTTGACCTGCTGGAAGAGTAGTAATTTCTGTACCACGATTACCTTCTCTTCTTGGCAACCAATAATCTTCTAGCATCGTCATATATTTACGATCATCACGAACTTCACCGGTAGTAGCATCATAGACTAAACGATTCTTATGTTTAGTCATCATGTCTCTCATATATTGTTCAGCTTTAATCTTAGGAAGATTGCCAACATCAATATAAAAAATACGACGCTCTGGAGCACGTGAGATGCGGTAAATAACGGTTGCATCTTCTAATGTACGTAATTGATTAAGAGGGCGAATAGCTTTTTGAAGGTATGAATAAACAAATGCGTTGTTTTTATCCATTAAACCAGATGTAACATGAATAATAGAGTCTGCAGCAATTTTTACGCCATTAACAGCGCCTGCATCCATTGGAAGACCTGCATTACCACCAGCAGGTAAAAAATTACGCTCATTATATACATAATACTCGCGATTAGCATAAGCAACCGTAGTATCACCTTTAGTTTTCTTTTTAATTTCTCTTATCTTACGAATTTTTCTAGGATCAATATAACGAAGCTCTTTAATACCTTCTCTAGGGTTTTTTTCGTCTATGATAGCATGGAAATACATTCTGCCATCAATATACCATCTTTTAAAGAGATCATATGCTTCATTATGAAAATTAAGAAGTTCAATTATAATTTCAAATTCTTCTCTAATTTTTTCTTTTACATTTTCACTATATTTAATTTTATCAAGATTAATTTCTACAATTTTCTCTGCATCAGTATCAATGGCTTCATTGACAATATCGTCAACAGCTCTTTCGATATCTGCTTCTAATGCAATTTCGCGATATTTGGAAACTAGTTCTGATTCAGTACGTGCAGTACCATCTAAATCAATATAGGTGCCATATGCACCACCGGCTGCAACAATTACTGCGCCATCATCATTTACAGGAGGTGCAAATGATTCTATTGGTTCTTTAACCTTGCGGTTGATTTCAAATCCAAATAATTGTACCATAATAATAATTTTCCTTAAGAAAGTAAAGAGACCCTATTGTATTTATAGGGTCTCTTTTAAATTATTTCTTAAGCGCCACCAGCATTACCAGTAATACTATTCAATACTTCGAATGTGTCATACTGGAATGATACTTGGAAATCTTCAATTTCATCAGTAGTATTCCATGCCAAATCAATAGCTGAGATTTGATCAGGGAAGATACCATTGAATTGATATGTTCTTAGAATTGTACCGTCTTTACCAAACTGAGTTACAGTTGCTTGAGACTTATACACAGCTGGTGCAGAAGTTCCGAGAGCAGTAATATTTTGTTGATAAAGTTGAATTGAGTTATTCCAAGTTTCCATAGCATTTCTTACTAAGAAATCTTCATCATTGATGATAGTAACAGTCCATGGATCAAATTTACGATCTCCAGCAATCTTAAGCTTTCTACCAAAGTATGGTACTTCAATAGTGCCTAAAGATGAAGCAGGAAGTTGAGCTGCCTTACATAGGAAAGGCAACTTTAGATCTGCAATTGGATTAACTGGGTTACTAATAATAACCTGGAATAAACTAGGTCTCGCACCACCAAGTGTAAGTTGGGCACGAATGTCGTTGATATTAAATGCCATTTGTCATTCCTCCCTTAGAACTTACCAACAATTTCATCGAACTGAACACCGGTGCGTACTGCAACGAAGTTAAGCTGAATGAAGTTAATTGAGCGTGCTGGTTTAATGTAAATATCTCCTACAAATCTATTTCCGTCAATAACTTCTGGCGTATTGTTTGTTGCGTCACAAACTACCTTAAAGTCATAGATACCACGACGACCTTGAACATCTCTTAGATATGGTTCAACGAGGTTGCGGAATGCTGCTCTAGTAAAATCATCATTGAATTCAAATAGAGCAAACTTAGCAGCAGTAGAAATTGCTTTTTCAAGCACAATGAACAATCTACGTACGTTAATACGATCAAATGCAGAAGGTTGTGCTAACATTGTCTTATCCCCATACAATACAGTTCCTTGACCTGGGAATGTAACAACTGGATTAACACCATTCTTATAAAGAAGGTCGCGGTTAGCTTGATTTGGATTAAATGCTAATTTAACAACATTTTTTACCTGACCTCTGTTAAACCCAGCTGGTGAGTACCATGGATCACGTGTATTATCAGTTCTTACACATAGACCGGCAATATCACCATTTAGTGGAACCCAACGGTAAGTATCGTTATACTTGTCATATTGATATTTGTAACCAGAATCAAGTACAGAGTATGAAGAGGATCTTAATAAATTACGGAATGCAACTAAATTAGATCCTTCAAAACCGGGTACACCTACTACAGATTCATAAGGAGGAGATACGAAAACTACGCAATCTCTTCTTGATTCAGCAATATTATCAATTAGGTAATTTGGAAGAACTTCTCCAGACCCTGCTGATATTGAAGCTTTACCAGTTAATACTAATGAAATATCAATACTTTCTGCTGAAGCAAATACATCATATGCTGTTGCTACTGCAGATATTGAAATATCACTTTCTGTTGGACCATCTGTACCTTTTACAAAGTTTATATAGTGTGGTGCGCTAAAGTTAGGAGGTTGTAGCTGATTATTAGTAACACCTGAACCAACATAATCTGTAGCTGCCCAAACATATCTAGATGATTGATCTAATACGCGACGGTAATAAATTGAACCACCTTGTTCACCTTTTGCATCAGTTGCACGAGAAAGGTTAGGCCATACTTCTAAAATTTGATTAGGCACACCGGTAATAACACCTTGATTATCAACAACAACAATATGAAGTTGATCTCTAATTGCATTATTAGAAGTGCGTTGATTTACGTAATTAGAAACACCAGGTGCACCATCAACTGCATTATAAAATTCCCAGAATCTAGTAACTGCAGTGTTTCCACCAAGATAAGACATATTAATACCAGATTTTACTTTTAATACATCAGTAAAACCAATATTAAACCAATATTGTTGTACGTTAGAAGGATCAACGACTGGTATTGTAGAATATGCAACTTGCATATATTGTACACCTGTAGTTGCATCTCCTACTTTAATGTAATCATTTAAGTTGATGTTTGAATATATGTTAAATGCAGAATCATTAGCAAATAATGCACCGAAACCAGATGTATTAGCACAATTAACTACTATGTTAGCTACACTAGAACCAATATCTAGCATGAATTGTGCAGTAGTATTAGCAGCATAAGTAGCTGCATTACCATTTGGTGAATTATTAGCCATATTTGCAGCTGTTAGCATGCTGCTATAGGCATTTGCAGTAGGGCAAATAGAAATTCTTAGAGAATTACCTAGGGCACCTGGATACTTAGCAATAAATGGCTGATTAGAAGAGAAAGATCCACTTTGAATATTAAAATCATCAGAATTTCTTACTGTTACGTTTGCAGCAGTACCGCCAGTATATGCATAAGCATTATATGTTCCAGTATTAGCTGCTCTAGAAATATATAATTGATTACCGTAAGCTAGGAAGTTAGCTGCAGTAAAAAATGTTTCGTAATTGTTGGCTGTAGGCTTACCGAAATATTGAACTAGTTCATCTTCAGAAGATACTAGGAATGCCTGATCTACAGGACCCCATCTGAATGTTCCAGCAAACGCACCAGTTGTAGTAGATACTGCAGGTACGATTGTTGTCAAGTCAATTTCTGATACGTTTACACCAGGACTTACTTGAAATGGCATGGTTTTCTCCTTTAATATAATATAAACTTTAAGATCTTTTATTACTTATTTATAAAAAATCAATTTAGAAGAAAATTTGCAAATTCTGAATCGTTTAATACTCTATTTAGATCTTCTTGACCATCATCAATAAATCCAAAAGGAGTAAAGTTTTCTTCTTGGCCTTCTAGCAATAGTAATCTAATATCAGAATTAGAAATATCTTTAAAATATGGCTGATTTATCAACCATGCAAAAAGCACCATACACATAACTAAATCATCGTGATACCCGTCTTCTGCATTATAAGAAGAACCATCCATTACATAAGTTGAAAGTTCATTTATTACATCATAATCATTTAATATTATTTTTTGATTTTCTATAATAGACTTAAGATTTGCGCAACCTATTCTTTTAACTGATTTAGTAGTTTTTACACCTAATTTAGATAAACCGTCGCTACCAATAACAGTACCTTTTCTACCGTTAGTTTTAGTCATTACGACATTTTCATATTCTAAATCTTGTTGTAAAATATTAACAACCTGTGATCCAATATTAGTTTCAACTAAAATAGCAGCTTCATTGAAATATCTTCCTACATTATAAAGTACATTAGGAAACATTAACTGAGAAATACTAGCATCTTGATATGTTGCAACTACCTCGTATGGATTAATAGTGATATCTACAACTACAAAAGCGGAACTATCAAGACCTAGTCCTTCTGCCACATCTACTATCATAACATATACGTGATCTTTTTCTGGTTGTTTAAATAATTTTACACCTTGATTTACAGAAATTGGATTTATAAATGTTAATTTAGCCATTGCAGAAGGATGAATAAGAGTGTTAGCAGATCCTAAAAATTCACATTCAAATTCTTGTCTAAATTGATCTATAGATGTACTACGGATCATTTGATCAGCCCAGGCTTGGTCTCTTCCAGGAACATCAGACCAATGAACATCTACTCGTGCATAATCATTGTTACCATTTTCTGAATCAACCCACAGTTTATAGAATAAATTCATTCCATTAGGTGTAGATGTTATAAGAAGCTTAGATGTATTACCAGAAGATATTGTAGGAAATACTGAGGCAAAGAATGCATCTTGAACATTACGAGGCACGAAAGCAAACTCGTCAAGATAAACTAAGTTATAAGATTGACCACGAACAGCAGATGATGATGTAGCAGATGCAAGTATCTTAGAACCATTTTCAAGTTCAATGTTACCTTTATTCCACTCAACTACTCCTTGTTGAAGCCATTTAGGTAACCATTCATATGCAAGTTGAATTCGTGAAAGAATTTCTCTAGCCTGTACTTGTTTATTAGCAAGAACTGCTATGTTATAATTTTCATTAAAAAGAATCTTATGTAGTAAATAACCTACAACACCAGTTGTCTTACCGACCTGACGAGGCATTTTACAAATTGTATATCTATTATCATTAAAAGTTTTAAACATATTCTTTTGATATTGAAATGGTTTAAATGGAACCAAACCTTTATCTACAGATACAATTTTTACATATGTTTCACAAAAATAATCAACATCATTAGCACATTTCCAGAATTCTGCCATTTGTTCTGGAGTAAAAGATATTTTTACATCTTTATTTTTAAGATTTTTATTACCTAGGTAAATATCAGCCATTAGCTTTATCTTTAATCATTTTAAGTAGTTCTGCAGATGAACCAACAAACAGATTATTATTTGTTACATTAGTTTGTTCTGGTTGCTCAGTTTTATCTAATTCTTTTTTCTTTTTAGCAAGTTCTAAAAGATCTTTATTAGCATCAACCATAGTTTTAATAAGATTAGTTACTACTTCAAATGCGCGCGCTGACTCAGACTGTTTAGCAATATCCATAATATCTTCTAATGCAGTATTACCTTTTTCTATTATATTATAAAGATTATCTCTGGCATAATCATAATCATTTTTAATAGTAGAAGGTGGTACAACTACTTGATTTATAATCTCATCGTTTAAAGGTTCTAATCCTAAGGATTGTGAAATAATATCTTTAGCCACCTACAAACTCGCCTGTATTAACGTTAAAATATGTATTTGAAGTTACATTATAAGTGGTATTAGCATTACCGGCATATGTTTGTGTAGTATTAATAATAAACCCGTAATGCGTATTTTCATCTATTTGAGAAATATCTACAGATAAAGCTAGATTAGATGTAGGCATACCGTTTGCTGTTAATCCTGGGCGAATAGTTGTTTCTATAAATCCACTATTTGCAGTTAAATCAGCATATATTCTAGTATCTGTAAGTTTAATAATTTTGCTTTCAGTAATTGGCCCATAAAAATAAGCTTTCATAGTAAAGTTTAAAATAAATGTTAATACTCTTCTTTGTAAAAAATTATCTTCATATTGATCATCAATTGATACAGAATCTAATATAGTAGGGATATCTGTTACCATATCAAAATCTTCACCTAAAAGATGAGCCTGTACGGTCCATTCAGGAGTAAAATAAGGAAGAATTTGTTCAATAATTTTAAGCCCGTCTTCCATAGTTTTAGTAAGGATTTGTAATTTAAATCCTATATCATATGGAACAGAAGAGTATACTTTCTTATATACGTTATGACCATTAATGTTTTTCTTTGAAGCGATTTTATTTAAAGTCTGCAATTTTCTATTAGGAGCATATTGAATTCTTTCAATTTCAAATGCCATTCTAGGTAGAGTAATAGAAACTTGAGCAGAACCAGTAGGATTATCTTGAAGACGTGCTAAGAATTTTTCGCGCGGACCGTATGCAATAGGTACCTTTATCTCTTGAATTAAGTTGCCTGCATCATCAGTTCTATCAATATAAAGATTGTTAAAAAGCGTGCCAAATATGGCAACGTACTTTTTAAACAAAGAATTATAAAATGGAGTGCCGCCAATCATTAGATTCTCTTTGTTTCACTAAATGGATCTTGTTGTGTAAAATCTAAGAAATTTACAGCTATTTGATCAAATGTAGAATTTTGTTGATTTGTTTCATTTTCAATACCATATTCTTCTTCAATTAAATCAAAACCTTCTTCAGTCATTAATACAGTATTGTCTTCTGATTGTAAATGATAAGGCTCAGTAGTTGTAGCAAAAGCATTATATACTGCATCAATAGCAGGAACACCAGTATTAAATATTTCATTGCTATATTCAAATAATTCACAAGTAACATCATAAAACTGTAGTGCACCAAATTGATAAAATACAGGTCTTACATTTACATATTTAATTTGAAATAATGCTTTATTTAATGGAAACCAAATAAGATCAGATTCTAAAGGACGATCTCTTCTAGTTAACTGGCCAACTTCTTTATCAAAAGTAAAATTAGCTACAGAAAATGTAATTTCTTCTCTTACTTCTACACCAAATGAAGATAGAAATTCACCATCACCATCAAAGCCATCAATTGATTTAATATACATTACTGTTGTTACAGCTTGATTGTATCTTGATGTTTGCTGTTCTCTAAATTCAGTACTTAAATTAATAATTTCTCGAGGAAGGTAATAAAGATCAATACCGTAAAATTTAATTGATTCAACAACTAAATCTTGAATAAGGTTTTGTTCATTTTTAGAATTAAAATTATTAATATAAAAATTGGATGGCATTTATTATCCAATCATATCAGTAACTGGTAAACTGTAACCAATAATTACTTCTTGTTCCATCTTTTCAATTTCAGCTGAAGCATCATTATATATTTTTTCACCGTTAAATTGCACACCGCCTGGAAGTTGCATGCCTGTAAATTTAATTAAATTAGCACCCCATTGCTGTTTAATAAGCGCAGTTGCATATTTTTGCAACCATCTATCATCCCATGCAGATGTATAAACGTCCGGATCAACTACCATGTATGCTTCTGCTACTATATAACTTCCAACAGTTAACTTTGTCCAATCTGTATCAATATATAATTTACCTAAATGTCTATTATATCTGATTGGTTGTTTTCCAACTAGTATTTGTTCTAGCAATTGAAGTTGCTGGAATGCCATATAATATGGAACCATTGATTGATATGTCAAAGTATACAAATCATTTAAAGCAATTTGATAACGAATATTAAAAATATTATTAGTAGAAATATAATCTCCAAGATCAAATATATTTACAACACCTATAATATTTTCCGGTACTGGGATATATTTGTTATCAATATCAGTTTGAGAAATTACATATTTGTAGAATGTTTTTTCTGCACCTTCAAAATGATAATCATACCAAAATTTAAGTGCATCATCTATACGATCATTTACCTGATCTGGATCAACATTAATGTCAATAACAGGTGCTCCTAAACGTCTTAAACAATAAGACGCAAAATCTGCTCTGTTTGTAATTTTAGTAAATGACATTATTATACCCTTTTATAATATTTATTAAGAAATATATGTAGGAGGATTAGTTGGTAAAGAAGGTAATGCATTTAAAAGCCCGCTACTAGTCTGTCTTAGAATAGAAATAGGCGTAATTACATTATTTTGTTTGTTTATAATTAGGTGAGTGCTATAACCTAGTATTCTAGCTTGAGAGATTATAGAATCTCCTATTCTTTGAACAATCATATTGGTACTGGCAATCATTACGCACCTAAAATATCTTTTAATTTATCTGTATTTTCTTGTCTTTCAGCTAATCCGATAGTTCCTCCATTTACTTTTTTTGTAACAGCAGTAACATCGTCTGCATCAGCTAATTTATTAATGCCATTTTTATGCCAAAACCAAGCAGCCGACTCTACAGCACCATCAACTGTTGCTAAATGTGTAATTAAATCTTCTAGATTTACATCTAAATCATTTGCCATATGGGTGTAATTATCTCTACCAGTTAATTGAATAAGACCATGACCTCTAAATTTGTAGCCATCACCTGATTCTTCATCTCCGTTTCCCATTCTATTAGCATAAACTCGATTTGCAATTTTAACTGGTTGATGAGCATAATCTTCTGCATCTACATCTTTAAAGTACTTTGGAAATATTTTTTCTAGACCTTCAGCTTTATAATTTAAATTTTCTTCTGTAACAGTAAACCCGCCAGATTCATGACCGGTTTGAGCAAGAAAATGTGCCCATCTTAATTCATTATTAATTTCATAATGGGTTGATAATTCTTCTGCATTTTCTACAAGCGCTTTTACTATTGAAGCTTTTGCATGCGGAAAGCAAGATTTAATAATTTCTTCAGTAATCATCTTAAACTCCTTATGGTATATTTTCGTTATACATTATGAAAGCCATTGTAAATGTAGCAGGCTTATAGTTAAAATTAGTAAATGTTATTCCATTAATATTAGTTTTTTGCGGTGTAGCAGCAGTAGGAAATGTTGGATATGTTGCCGATGCTATAATAGAGTGAGAGTGGTTAGTTGCCGGTTCTAATAAATGACTTCCAATATTTTTAGCAGTACCTGCAGGCCCAACTGCATTTACAGCTCCTACAACACCATGTGAATGTGCACCGTTTGCAGCTACCGTAATATTGTTTATTTTCATTTTATTTTCTAATATTGTAATGTTAACATTATTGTCTGAGTCATTGAAATTTGCTCCAATGTAGAAACCTCTAAGATCTGGTGTTCCATTATTTCCATCACATACATGCCAATGCGGCGGTAAAGTAGTAGAGTAAGATTTACCAGTATAACCTAATGCAGCACTTGGACAGTAACCTATAATAACTCCGTTAGCAATAGTAGTTTGATCATTTTTAGTAAAATAGGCTTTTAACTTTTTACCTTTTAGATATGCATTAACATTATAAGTTACTGAATGATTGTGTCTTCCACTTGCTCCAAAAAGTGAAGCAGTTTGACCTGATTTATTAGATTTACGTTGTGGTGTATTTACACCACCAGCACTAGAAGGAGTATGATCGTGAAATGGTGAGTTATTAGAAGTTACACTAAAATTAGTAGTAGAATTAAAATAAGATCCAGATGCATCATTAAAGCAAGAAAGATAAAACGTATTACTTAATATATCACTTCCTCTTACTGGATTACTATTCACAGACTGTGAGCCTGAATAAAGTGGATCTGTTCGTGTATAAGAATCTGAAGGTAAATTGTTACCAAAAACAATTACATTTTTAGGTAAGAATGTTATTATTTTAGTTCCATTTTTTATAGTTGGATCTTTTAATAACATATTAACAGTAGTTTGTGGAATACCTATCGTTTCTAAATTAGCAATATTTTGAGGTAATAATGTACCATTTGCAGATAAATTTTTAATATTTAATAATGCGTTTGCTATATTAAGTCCAGACACTTCATGATAATGACCATTATGAGGCGTAGTATAATTATAATACACATCAGTAACTAATGTAGAAGCAGTATCGCCGGAATTAAATGCAAACCCTAATGTTGGTTGAGTTTGAAATCCTGCTACAGTAGGATTATGAGCACCACCTATGTCTAAAAATGTTGAGCTGTTAGTAAAACTGCTAACATCTAAATTAGCCGAGGAGTATATACCTACTGCAGAATCAACAGAGTAATCATTAACACAATATACTAATGGCCAATCTATAGGCGTTTTAGAATTAAAATTATTAGTTTTTGTAGAAAGACTTATATAGTAATCTATGTTAAGATTGCCTGAATATGTAGAATTCCAATTTTTTATTTTATCATAGTAAAAAAGTACAGCATAATCTGGCAACGAAACTGTTATAACATTTTCTTTTTGAATATAAGTTCTTGAGAATGAAAAGTGCGTACTTGATACAGGCATTTTTAACCGTTAAAACCTTTAATAGCTAAAATACCATACCATGTAGTTCCTGCATTTAAAGTATATAATGTTATAACATCTGTATAATTTGGTTGTATAGAAAGAACAGGTCCTGTAGGAGGCGTACTTTCACCAGTTGGCCATTTTATATTTAAAGCAGACCAATCTATTGTTCTGTTACCTGTACCGTCTTGTTTAATAAACATTGTTGCGGTATATAATCTACCAGACACCATTCCAGTAGTACCTATTGTAACACCAACAACAGAATCAGTTAATGTTACAGTAACAATATTTCCATTAGCGGTTGGTGTAAAACCAAAACCGGTTACTGTTGCATTACCAATTGGATTTACTACTTCACCATATCCAAGAAGAACTGGATTAAACAATGTATTATAATTCATACTGATGCCAGTAGACATTGAATTAGTAATGTAAGTATTTGTATCAAATACAATACCAGAAGCAGCAGCATTTACTCTTAAAAATGCGTTTGGAGAAGTATATGAAGCAGGAAAATCAACAAGACCAGTTAAACTCACATTGGGTACAGATCCAGTAAAACCAGTAGATCCTTGATAACCAAAAGGCCCTAGCCCTCCTGATGCACCTACTGACCCAGTATAGCCTGTTAGACCGTAACCTACACTACCTGCAAATCCTGCTGAACCTAAGAATCCTGAAGATCCTAAAAATCCTACTGAACCTTGAAATCCAGAAGAACCTAGGAAACCAGCTGATCCTTGGTAACCTGTGTCACCTAATGACCCTTGAAATCCAATATTAATTGGTCCAGGAGGGCCGACAGAACCTTGAAATCCTACTGAACCAGCAAAAGAAGTAGATCCTTGATAGCCTACTGGACCTTGATCACCTATTACACCTTGTGATCCTCTAAAACCAACATCACCAAAAGATCCTTTATATCCAGTATCACCTAAAGAACCTTGAAATCCTGATGATCCTAAAAATCCAGATGAACCTTGAAACCCAATTGAGCCAGTATAACCAACAAAACCTAGTGATCCTTGATACCCTGTATATCCAAAAGATCCTTGAAATCCAGAAGATCCTTGAAAACCTATAGAACCTAAAAATCCTACAGGTGCAGCAGCGTCACCACTAGCCCAATAAGGTCCAGTTGAACCAAGGATTAAGAAGGCACCGGTAGAACCTGTATACCCGTCAGGATTAGTTTTATCAATCTGGGAAACGAAAATCTTCGTGGTCATTTTAGATTTTTCCTAAAAGTAAATGTATTTTTAAGTATTTATAAGATTCAAAGGTAAGATAATTTATTATAAATCCCCGGCATTAGAAGGAAATGTTCTTGTGTCTGTTGAATAACCGTAAATTATTCTTACAGCACCTTGCCCGCCTTTACCGTTAACTGCAGGGTTTCCGTTAGCACCCTGTGTACCACCGCCTCCACCACCGTATGCTCCTCCAACTGGAGCAGATGCACTAACAACTCCGCCATTTGTACCAGCTGCTCCTCCTGAACCACCACCGCCTCCAGTAGGATTTACAGGAGTATTTCTAAAACCTTGAGTACCAGCTGTTCCATTTGTACCAGAACCTAATAGTCCAACACCACCACCTCCAGCACCACTACCACTACCGGTATTATTTGTACTGTAAGCAGCTCCCCCGCCACCGCCACCACCTCCTGCACCTGCAATAGCTGCTATACCTCCAGAGTTTCCTGATGAAAATCCACCACGTCCTCCAGCACCTGAATAACCTGCAGCACCACCTCCACCTGCACCGTAAGGTGATCCAGAACCAGTAAAATTACCTCCTGCTCCTCCTGAATTTGCAACTATACCTGAGATACCAGTACCACTTCCTCCCGATCCACCAACAGTACCAGATCCTCCACTTCCACCCTGAGCAGTAATTATATTAGATCCATTAACAAGTACTGTAGTAGAAACACCTACTGTATTTGCTGTACCACCATCTCCTACGATTCCTGAAACAATATCACCAGCTTTTACTGTGTAATTGTTCAGATATACTAAACCACCTCCGCCACCTCCTCCAGCGTTGGCTATATTTGCACCTCCACCACCTCCCCCAACTGCAACAACACATATTCTAGTTACTCCTAGTGGTACTGCCCATGAATATGCACCTACTGTAGTAAAAATAATTTGTGACGGTGCTGCAGGTGGAATTATTAGACCATCACTATAACCAGCACCTATATATTCATTTAAAAGATAGGTACTCATATTAGATCTTTACATAATATAGTGTTGCTTTTAACCCGCTAGCACCAGCGCCGTTAGCAGACACACTAAATTGTAATTGTGTATCATCTGCAATAGTGGCTAATCCTGTTGCTGACATAGATGCAGGTCCTGTATTAGAAATTACACCAGATGCTAATGATGGGGTTGCCGAAAATATAGAAGATCCGCCAGATGTAATATCTACGGATGTTGTTGTTGTACCTGTTATTGATAAAGATATTCTTGCATAGGGAGGTACTAATGTCATGGCATAAGGAGCTCTTGTTACAATTTTAATACCTTGTGTTATTTGAGTTGATTCATCAGACAAGGCAACAGTAAGTGTCTGAACTGGAGAAATTTTAGCATTAGTTATTGTACTATTTGATATAGCAATAGAAGTAGAATTAATAGTAAGATTGCTTACTGCAATTGAATCATAAATGGATAATGATTTACTATTATGAACTGAGTTAACAGATGTATTTCCTATTAATAAAACACCATTAGAAACATATAAAGTAGAAGCAGCACCATTAGCTCCATACACATACAATGTAGGTGTTTGAATATAGTTTGTTGTTACAGATTGAAATATAGCATTTCCATTATTAATAGTACCACTTACTAAATTGTTATTAGCTGTGGGATATAAGTTTATAGTCGTTGTTGATAAAGTGGGTGTTCCAGTAGTAGATAATAAAGTACCTGTAATAGAATCAGCAAAAGTACTAGATTGAAAATTTAACAAGGATGTGCCTGGGGGTGCATTTAATGGTGCGTTTGGAGGAATAAACCCATGTATGGAGTAAATATTATTGTTTGCAACAACTCTTATGTTTGAATAGGTAGCATTTGAAAGATTATATATACCACCCCAATTGTACGGATACCCGGTTGCAAAATTTCCATTAGATGGAACTGTATTTAAATCATAAACAGTACCATTAATTGCAAAATACATGTTATTATTAAAGCCTATCCAGGCCATATGATACCACACACCAGTTGCAATTGTTAATCCTGTTAATGTAAATATTGTACCGTATCCAATTTGAGAAGCTGATAACGTAGTAGTATTAGCAAATAATGCATATTGATTTGGACGACCTCCACCACCTGTATTATCAAACCACATAGGTGTCAATGTTGAAGTTGTTGAAAGAGTATTAAATTTAACAAAAAATTCTGAAGTAAAGCCATAACCATTACCAGCATAAACTGAGGTTGTTCCAGTACCGATATTAACATATTGTGATGAACTTAATGTTGTTGCATATGTGCTAAAATTATTTGTTAAAATAGCCATAGTATTTGCATTAAACACATAATTTTTTGATGCAAATGTCGTATATGCAGAAACAGCATTAATTGTTATGTTAGCATTATGTACTACATTACTATTAAAAGTAACATTTGCAACACCTAAAATTATGTTGGCGGAATTAATTGTATTATTGGTAACATATGTAGCTGATGCATAAGAATTAGATACTCCTACACCACTAGTAGAAAAATAAGAGTTAGAGACATAGGTATTACTATCCCAATATAACCCCGTGCCGTTAGATAATAGAGTTTGAAATGCTGTACCAATAGAGCCGTTTGCTATAATACCAGCAGGTGATGTTAAAGGTAATGTTGTAGAAAATATTACGTTAGCATTATGAATAGTAATACTATTTGCGACTAAATTAGCATTGTGAATTGTTATACCGTTTGCAGTTAATGAACTATTAACTGTCAAAACGTTTACTGCAATAGATTGACCATTTGCAAACCCGCCTGCAGCATTTGCCCAATATATTCCACCGGAAGAATTAGAATATAAAAGTTGGCCTGCTGAACCAATATATCCGTTAGCAGATATAGAATTTGCAATTAAAGTATTACCAACAAATAAATTGTTACTAGTTTTACTAAATGTTAACCCAGCTGATGCATTAGCATAAACACCATCATTATATAATACTTGTGATGTGCTGCCTGGTGCTACGATAGCACCAGAAGAACCTTGAAACCCTATAGATCCTTGAAAGCCAGAACTACCTACTATAACCCATGTGGTACCAGTCCATTTCCAGGTGTTACCACCAGAAAAATATAAATTACCGATACTAGGGCTACTAGGAAAACTTAGTGACATTTTTTATTAAACTTGTTGTGCTGCTTTTAATAGATCTGGCAATTCTTCTGCTGGTATCTGTGTTAACAAAGCTTGATATACTTTCACTGATTTATTCATTTCATGCTTTTCTGTTGCTATAAGATGTCTAACACGCTCTCTAAATTGATAGTCATTTACTAGATCATGATAATCTGAAGGAACGTTTTGAATAGGTGTTTCTTTATATGCACTAATAACTGCTGGCCATTCATCTTTTGGAAGAGAATCTAAAATTACTTGATAATTTATTACATTTAATTCGTATGCATGTATTTCTTGTTCTCTCATAACAATATTTCTTGCAATTGTTAGTTTTTTATCCGCATCTGTAATAGTAAAAAAATCCATAATAAAACTCCTTTTAATAATTATAATTGTTTGTTACTATTGAATATGTAGTTACAGAAGATCCTGAAGTAAAAGAAGCGGAATAAGATGTACCTATACCTGTAGGTACAGAGCCTGTTCTAGTTACTGGGTAACCTCTTATTCCATATGATGTAGTGTTTGATAAATCATATAAGATGTCAGAAGAACTATATGATATTGTACTTCTACCTGTTGTATATCCAGTGGCAGAGGAGGTTATAGTAGATATATAAGCACCGTTAACTGAATTAGTAGAATGAATATATATATTACTTGGCGTTGAAGCTAATAAGAATGTCCCGTCTTTAGAATAACTTGCATCTACTGCAGCAGATCCACCTGTACCAACAGAGCCTGCAGAAACAGCAGACGCTGTAGAAGATGAATAAGAAAAAAGATGTAAGCTTAAAAAAGAACCACCTATAGCTAAAGCTTTACCTGAAGGATGAATAGAACCTCTATAATAGTCATAGTTAGCTGCAAATTCTAATTCTACAGCAGTTCCTATTACACCTGTAATAGAGTTGAAAGTAAACCCATATAAAGTACTTGACGGACTATTATAGGTAGTTGTAATAATAGAATCTTCTAACGGTGACCATTTAACAAAATCATATCCATTTGAGGTAATATTATCTGTTCCAACAGTTGCTGATGATCGAAAAGACCCTATTCCTGTAGTTGCATTAAAATTGTATATACTAACATATCCTACACTAAGATTTGTTACAAATCTAATGGCAATAAAGTTACCTGAAGGACTAATTTGAGCACTTTTTGCATAATATGTACTGCCTACAGTTATATTAGACAATGTTGAACCAAAACCAGTGCTACCCCAACTTAATACTTTTACTATACCACCGCTCAACTCTACCCATACAATACTGCTATTATCAGGAGAAAATTGTATATCGTTACCCGGTCCGCTAGGTAATGTTCCAGGATTAGAAAACGTTGTACCAAAACCAGAGCCTGGAAAAAAATTAATTACTTTAACATAAGGGGATACACTAATTGTAGATGCAATAACAGGAGATGCTGTATTTCCTGCTGCAATAGGCCATCTTCCTAAAGATTTGTTTATATTTTGATCAAATCTTGACCATACTCCAGACGCGCTGGCCGTAGAAGGAATATTGTAAATACCTTTTACACCGCCGTTAATAATCATTAGGACATTATCTCATAACTAATAATACTATTTAATTTATTATTTTGCGATGCATATAAAACTATAGTATGATTTTCTTCCATATAAAATGTGGCAGTTTTATCTATGATAGTAAGAGTAGATTGTGCAGGAACAGATATATTGTTAGCTACTGTAACACTAGTGATACCGTTATTGTAGTTCATAGTAACACCATATGCAGTAACACCGTCCATATTACCGATCATTAATGTATTTACTTTAAGAACAGTACCGGCTGATCCTGATAGTATAGTAACACCACCAGTAGTTATCTGAGCAGTATTAGATTTACCAGTTACAGAAGATAAAGCTAAAATATTTGGGTTTGCCATTTGCTATTCTCTTAAATTCCAAAAATAATTGATATACCTATAGCTGCACTTAGAGAGCCAGCTGACCCTTGATAACCAGTAGCTCCTCCTGCAGGTCCAGGATTTCCCACAGAACCAGCATAACCGGTCTGTCCTTGAATGCCTACTGATGTTACCGAAAGCCACACATTAGAAGGAGAATACCATATATTTAGCAGACCAGTAGAAGAGTCTAGCCATAATTGGCCAGTAGCAGGAGTACCTGGAGCAGTATCACTAACTACAGCATTTGCAAGACCTATAGATCCAGCATAACCAAGAGATCCTGTATAACCGAAAGATCCATTAAATCCTGCTGACCCTTGAAACCCAGCAGATCCTTGAAACCCAGCAGATCCTTGAAACCCAGCAGATCCTTGAAAACCTACAGATCCTTGATACCCAGTTGATCCTTGGTATCCAACTGATCCTTGAAACCCAGTTGAACCAGTATAACCTAAGTAACCTTGGTTACCTTGTGAACCGGTATACCCAATGGTTGTAGATGTTGCCTGCCAGTAACCATATACTGCATTCCAAGTCCAAGTTTTACTACCTAGTGTGTATACTTGATTAGGTGTTGGGTTAGCAGGAAAATTAATACTCATTAAAAATAAAAACCTTTTTATTAGCTACCATAATGCTCTTCAATCATAATAATACCAGAAGCACCTGTGTTACCTGAACCAGACTGTGATGTACCGTTAGCTCCACCTCTTCCGCCAGTACCTACTACATATGAATACGTTGCATCTGGAATTCTTATTATAACATCTATGTAACCTCCAGCGCCTCCACCGCCGCCGCCTCTTGCGTTAGTAGCGTTAGTGCTGCCACCACCTCCGCCGCCGCTTCCTGTATTTGGTGACGCAGCAATTGAAACTGCATCCGGGGTTGTACCACCAGAACCTCTTGCCCCTGCACCTCCAAAAGGTGATGCACCACCAGAACCACCAGAAACATAAGTAGAAGGAGATGATGACCAACCTGGTTCTCCAGATGCACCGTTTAATGCAATACCAAATGCTTTTGAAGTATCACCAATAGAAGCAGTACCTCCAAAACCATATTGCAGATCATATGCACCAAAACCACCTTGACCAGGATTACATACTAGTAAAGTACCACCAAACGTTGTTGCAGTTCCGTTTGCTCCTGCATATACTGAATTATATGTGGTTGAATTATTAGTGCCACCACCACCACCGCCACCGCCACCGCCTATCATTCGTACGCGTATCCACACAACACTTCCTGGTGTTGTATATGTTCCAGAACCAGATGTAAACACGTTCATAGTAGGTGAAGTATAAGTTATAGTAGGTGTTGATCCTGTAGATCCAACATAACCTGTTGCACCTATTGAACCATTAAACCCTTTAGAACCTACATACCCTGTACCAATAGAACCTGTAAAACCTATAGATCCTACAAATCCAATCGATCCGTTAAAACCAGTAGAGCCCGTAAATCCTGTTGAACCTGTAAATCCAATAGATCCGTTAAATCCTACTGAACCAGAATAACCTATAATGCCTTGAATGCCTTGTGATCCAGTATACCCGATAACACCTTGAGACCCATTATAACCAGTTTGACCTAAAAATCCGCTAGATGCAATTTCTACCCACTGTGAACCGTTAGCATCTGTTGTGTATACTAACTCAATTCCAATATCAGTATTAAACCATCTATCACCTGGATTAGGATATAGAGGAGCAGTATTAGATTGTGTGTATAAACTGTTTGCACCTTGCGAACCAGTATACCCAAAAGAACCATTATATCCCGGTGTAGTAGAAGCAGACCCTGTATATCCAATTGACCCTGTAAATCCTACCGATCCATTATAGCCTATTACACCGTTAACACCTTGGGATCCAGTAAATCCTAATGACCCTATAAATCCTACTGATCCTTGAAAACCAGTTGACCCTTGAAAACCAGCTGATCCTATATACCCTATTGAACCTGTATATCCAATAGATCCGTTAAAACCTATAGATCCATTAAATCCTGACGACCCTTGAAATCCAGTAGAACCGTTATAACCTAATGATCCTGTAAAACCTAATGATCCTGTAAAACCTATCGACCCATTAAACCCTGTAGAACCAGTATACCCAATAGAACCGCTGTAACCTAAAGATCCTGTATAACCTAGTGATCCAGTAAATCCTACCGACCCATTAAACCCGGTAGAACCAGTAAAACCAAAAGAACCGTTGTAACCTATGGATCCAGAATAACCTATAGAACCTATAAACCCTACTGAACCATTAAACCCGGTAGAACCAGTAAAACCAGAAGAGCCAATATATCCTATAACACCACTTGTTCCTTGAGATCCTACAAACCCAGCTGATCCTTGAAATCCAGTTGAACCTGTATAACCTATAGATCCTGTATATCCAATAGAACCATCATAGCCTAAAGAGCCTTGAAACCCGGTAGAACCATAATATCCTTGTGACCCGGTATATCCCATGTATACAGATGCACCAGAAGATCCGGTATACCCTATCGAGCCTGAATAGCCTATTGTTTTTGATATTGCAAACCAATAGTTTCCTGACGCATTCCATTGCCAGGATTTATTTCCAAATGTATAGATATCACCATCTGCTGGGCTATTAGGAAAATCAATAATTGTCATTTTTATTCATAGGTTAATGTTATATAATATTTATTAAGGGTGATTATTATCTTGTGAAACTACACTAGGATCACCTGAATATAAAATAGTTAGTCCGGTATCTTCTTGTAAAAAATTACTTGTTGGCATATTCATTATAAATGTATCATTACTATCTGCTATATTGTGTGCTACAGATGGTGTAAAATAATTAGTATATCTTGCAGTTTTAGATATTCTTAAATTAGTAAGGTTTCCCTTAAACCAATAAGGGAAGTATGTATAATTAAATCCAACATGAAGAATATTATTATCTGAAAAATAAGCTGGAGATATAGATGATAATACATTCCCATTTAAATAACCAATTAAACTATGATTAGATGAAGTATATACTATGGCAACATGATACCATTTGTTAAGATCACTTCCTCCTAAATTTATAGGAAATTGATAATCTGTTGAAATTCTTTGATTACGTAAAGTTAAAGAAGTCCATCTAGATGCAGAAGGACCTTGTAATTTAAATTCCCATCCTGGATTTCCACTTCCAGTGTGGGTACTCATAATAACCATATTATAATATCCACCAGAATAACTAAACCACTTAGGATATATCCATGCTTCTATAGTAAAATCATTTAGTGAGCCGGAAGTAATAAATCCACCTGTACGGGAAGTATAAAGATACCCTGATCCTAAACTTCTATCTGAATTACCAACATATAGATTGTTAAGAAGCGCGCTTCCGTATGAAACTCCAGCTGGCAAATATGCAGCTTGATAGGGTATAGAAGTTATAGCATTAAAAATACTCATTAAGATACACCACCACCAGAAATAACAAAAGTATTATTATCCACGCATATTATAACTGCAATACCATTTACTCCTACTGTTCTGTCTCCAACAGAAGTAGTATTAACCAAATATACGGTTGTGCCGCTTCCTTGAGTAACTGTAATACCGTTAGTTTGGCTACTGTTATATATTGTAATTGTCTGACCTGCTGTAAATACATTTGAAGGTATAGTAACGCTATAAGATGTATTAATTAATTTACCATCATCCGAAGATTGTAAAACATAAATTGAACTTTGAGTTGAATTTATTAATGATTGTGCAGCTGAACCTGTATACCCTATAGTTCCTATTGAACCAGAATATCCGGTCATACCTAAGAAACCGCTTGCAGCTAATTCTACCCACTGATAAGAATTACCATCATAAGTCCATACTAGTTCAATACCAGCTGTAGTATTATACCATCTATCTCCAACTAAAGGACTAGAAGGTGCAGTATCAGAGGTAATATAAGAACTTTCACCTTTAGAACCCTGATAACCAGTAGATCCAGTATAGCCTTGATAAACTGATGCTCCAGAAGATCCAACAAATCCAGTAGAACCTGTATATCCTATAGAACCGTTATATCCAATAACGCCATTATCACCTTTTGAGCCTGTATAACCTATAGAACCATTATAACCCAGTACACCATCTTGACCTTTAGATCCAACATAACCTACTACACCTTCTGCAAATATCTGCCATAAATCTGTTCTTGCAGCAGGAGTACCAGAATCACCATAACATAATACTATACAAACATATGTGTTTAGATCATATTGTACTACATCATAAGGAAGGTATACTTGATAATCACCAAAATCATTATGTGTTCCGTCCCAAGCTCCTCTCCAATTAAATCCTTGACCTTTTGATCCAGTATAACCTATAGGACCTCTATTACCTATAGAACCATTAAATCCAGTAGAACCGTTATAGCCAACACTTGCTGATCCTTGATATCCAACAGCTCCTATAGAACCTTGGAATCCTACAGTACCTTGATATCCATAAGATCCTTGAAATCCTACTGATCCCTGATAACCTGCACTTCCTTGATAACCAGCATCGGCGGTAGCGCCAGCTGAACCTTGAAAACCTACAGTTCCTTGATAACCAACTGATCCTTGGTAGCCAGAAGAACCCTGGTAACCAAAAATACCTTGATTACCAACTGAACCCTGGTAACCAATTGAACCTTTGTAGCCAGTATCACCTAAAGAACCTTGATACCCTGTTGAACCATTAAACCCTAATGCAGAAGTTGACCAGAATATTCCTGAACCATTAGAAATAAGTACTTGACCAAAAGAACCGTAAGAACCATTTGCATATATTGAATTAGCAAAAATAGTATTTGCTTGAAAATCTGCTATTCTAAAGGTATTATTAGATTGATCAATAAATTGTGATGCTTGCGGTTCTGGTTTATAATTTTCAAATACCTTCCAAATACCTGTTGCATGATCTCTAAAGAAACCGGTATGATGATATTCACCGTCATTATAATTTGCAGCAAAACCAATATCGGGATTTGAATATTCACTATTAGAATTTAAGTAGATCATATTATCTACTATTTCTAAATTATTAGCAGCAAAAGTTGTAGTGTTGCCGGTGATATAAATGTTACCACCTACATAAAGATTATTTCCTATGTTTAATGTTTGAGTAGATTTATTATAAGTTAATCCATAAGAACCATTAGCATAACTACCATCATTAAATATAATTTGAGTATCATATCCGGCTACAGGTCCTGTAGATCCAGTATAACCTATAGTACCATCAGACCCTTTAGAACCTGTGAACCCTATACTTCCATTATAACCTACTGCACCGTCTATTCCACTTGATCCGGTATAGCCAGTATCTCCAGTATTTCCTATATTACCTTGCGATCCTGTATAACCTATAGTGCCATCAGACCCTTTAGAACCTGTGAAACCTATACTTCCACTATAACCTATAACACCATCAGATCCTCTTGATCCTGTATAACCGGTAATTCCTATAGAACCTATATAACCCGTTATACCTTGCGAACCTGTATAACCAGATGCACCAGATGGCAGTGATGTAGAAATTGTTAAAGTTTTAGGTGAATTAATATTGTTAGTTGATATAACTATATTATCACCAGCAACTATTTGAAGAGTATCTGCTTCTAATGCTACTAAATCTGGTTGACCGCTAACAACAATTTTAGTAAATGAATTACCAGCCCCGTTTAATCCTGCTGAACCAGTATAACCTCTTGGCCCAAATAATGCATTTTGATCAGGATTAGTAGAGAAAATATATGACCCTACTACTTCGATATTATCGTTTATTCTCGGCGGTATTACAAAGTGAATAGCATTACCAGATGATACATCAACATCAAGACCGTTAAACAATTTAATACCGTTTACGAATACATCTAACTCGTAAGGAGTATAACCATTGACATTTTGCCCAATATCAATATAATAAGTTCTAGAAACACCATCACCGTTAAAGTTTTGTCTTACAGGAGACGATGGGTTAGGAGTAGAACCTGTATAACCTCTAGAACCTTGATATCCTTTGCTAGCAAATAATTGCCAGTATGTGTTGCTAGTTTTAGGATCTTCTCCTATACTAGGTGCAATAGCAATGTAAGTGGCACCATCTTCTTCTACTAAATCATTAATATAGTAATTTGTAGTATTATTATAGTAACTTCTAAAACTTACACCAGAACCAGAGTAACCAATAGTACCAGCAGAACCAGAAAACCCAGTATCGCCTCTAGAACCAGTATAACCAATGTCACCAATAGAACCTTGATACCCGTTTGGTGGACCTTGAGATCCAGTATACCCTCTTGGACCAAACAATGCAGCACTGTCTGGATTAGTTGAAAAGATATAAGATCCAACTATTTCAATGTTATCGTTTATTCTAGGTGGTGTAATAAAATGAATAGAGTTACCAGAAGATACATCAACATCAATACCATTGAAAAGCTTAACACCGTTGACATAAACATCTAGCTGATAAGGTGTATAACCATTTACATTCTGACCAATATCAATATAGTAAGTATTGGTTGTACCATCACCGTTAAAATTTTGTCTTACAGGTGCAGAAGGATTAGGTGTTGAACCTGTATAACCTCTAGAACCTACATAGCCAGTTTCACCTAAAGATCCTTGATATCCGTTAGGTGGACCAGCAGACCCAGTATAACCTCTAGGTCCAAATAATGCTGCACTATCTGGGTTTGTAGAGAAAATATATGACCCTACAACTTCGATATTATCATCTTTTCTCGGTGGGGTAATAAAGTGTATGGTATTACCAGATGATACATCGACATCTATACCGTTAAAGAGTTTTACACCGTTAATATAAACGTCTAATTGATAAGGTGTATAACCGTTAACGTTTTGACCGATATCAATACTGTATGTGTTAGTTACACCGTCACCGTTAAAGTTCTGTCTTACAGGAGCTGATGGGTTAGCAACAGAGCCTGTGTAGCCTTGTGGGCCAATTGAACCTTGTATACCTATAGAACCAGTATATCCAATAGATCCAGAATAACCCAATGAACCAATAGAACCGGTATAACCCATACCAGCAAATGCACCAGAAGGACCAGCTGGACCTGCAGAACCAGTATAACCAATATCGCCCTTATCACCTTTAGGTCCTTGACTTCCAGTTAACGTAAATGAAATGTTAATTATTTCATTGTCTAAGTAAGGTGTAGTATTACCAGACAGATAAGAAAGATATATTTTATGAAATGCAGGTACTGCAGGATAAGGGAAATAGATAGCAGTGTTAGTTGAATATATTGTAACATCATAAGGTGTCGAAGCTCTTGATAAAGTTACAAACCCTTTTATACTATTATTAACTGATTTTAATGCATACTCTATAAAGTATGCAGTATTTGCTCCTGCTAGGTCAGCAGATGTAACGTAAATAGCATTTGATGTTGCACTAAAAACTGCATAACCTTGTTGAGTAAATGCAGGAGTAACAACAGGTGTATTAATGAATCTATAGTTATACGTAATACCACCAGGGGCTCCTGTAGAACCGGTATATCCAATACCAATAGAACCTGTATAACCTAACGAGCCTATTGAACCAGAGAAACCAATATCACCTCTAGAACCAGAATAACCAATAGAACCTGTAAATCCAATAGATCCGGTGTAACCTAGTGAACCAATAGAACCAACAAAACCTCTAGAACCAACAAATCCGGCACCAGTAGAGCCTGTATAACCTATAGATCCTGTTAAACCAATAGAACCTACAAAACCAGTACTACCAGTAGAACCTCTATAACCAGTAAGACCTTGAAATCCTTGTGAACCAGTATAACCTAATGAACCGATAGAGCCGGTATACCCAGCACCAGTAGAACCAGTATAACCAGAACCAACTGAACCTGTGTATCCAATACCAATAGAGCCGGTATAACCTAAACTTCCTCTAGATCCTGCAAACCCTGTAGATCCTGAATAACCTATAGAGCCAGTAAACCCAGACCCTGCAGATCCCATATAACCAGTAATACCAGCCGACCCGCTAAAACCAACAGTACCTTGATAACCTACTGAACCTAGATAGCCTACTGCACCTCTTGATCCAGTAAATCCTGATGCAGAAAAATATAAAATTTCAACATCAGAATTAGGATTTGGAGTATTGGTAAATGTAATTGTATTAGAAGTAGGAAGGGTATAGTCTTGATCTGGTACTTGAACAAGACCGTTTATAGTAACGATTATACTTACTGCTTGTGCAACATCTTGATTTAAACTATAAGTTGATTGATTAAATGTTGTAACAATAGTTTGATAATTTGTTGGTGCACCTACAGGGCCTGCAGAACCTGTGTAACCAAATCCAACAGAACCAGTATAACCTAATGGACCAATATCACCTTTTGGACCTATAGAGCCAGTATAACCAGTATCACCGCCAGGATCACCTTTAGATCCCATATAACCAGTGGAACCTCTATATCCAGAAACATCAAAATATAAAACTTCAATATGAGAAGTATCACTAGGTGGATTAGTAAATAAAATAGTTGTTCCGGATACAGTATAATCGGTATCTGGTATTTGTAATAGACCGTTAACAGAAACAAGGATATTTTTAGCTGCATCAACAGAAGATGTTAACGTAAATACTGTATTAGAGCCATTTGCATATAAAATTTGATATGAAGAAGGAGCTCCAACACCAGCAGAACCAACATAACCAGTAGAACCCGTATATCCAAAGGAACCGTCAGTTCCTCTAGAACCAGTATAACCAGTAGATCCTCCAGGTGTACCTGCAGAACCTGCATAACCTACAGAACCTCGATATCCTAATGCTTCTTCAAAATAAATTATTTCAATTTCAGAAGTATTATTAGGAGGATTATAGAAAGTAAGGGTAGTTGCAGCTGCAGTATAATCTCTATCTGCAATCTGAATAAGACCGTTAACGATAACAAAAATATGTTTAGGATCAACAACATATCTTGTTAAAGTATATGTACTAGAACCATCAGCAACTATAGTTTGTATTTCTGAAGGTGCGGCAACACCACCAGAACCAACATACCCCATAGAACCGACAAAACCAGAAGAGCCTGTATAACCTTGGGATCCTACGAAACCTGGTAAGCCGTTGTCACCGGAAGAACCTTTAAACCCAGTTGAACCAAGATAACCAGTAGAACCAATAAACCCTGCAACATCAAAGTATAAAATTTCTACATCAGAATTATTACTTGGTTTTGTTATAAAGTTAATATTAGAACCAACAACAATATAGTCTGCGTCAGGTACTTGTATTAACCCGTTAACGGAAACTAAGATATCTTTAGATGATGCTACTACCCTATCAATAGGATAAGAAGTTCTATTATCTGTTAAAAATGTTTGAAAACCAGATGGGGCTGCTACACCACCAGAACCTGTGTAACCAGCTGGACCTGCACCACCTATAGAACCTGTGTAACCAATCGAACCAGTGTATCCATCATTACCACTGTAACCAATAGAACCTGTAAATCCGACAGAACCTTGAAACCCTGCAGAACCTCTATAACCTACAACATTACCAAAATAAATTATTTCAATGTCAGATAATTCTACTGGTATAGTATTAAAATTAATAGTAGAACCAGAAACAGTATAATCAGCTTCTGGAACCTGTAAGAGTCCATTTACAGATACTAATATATTTTTAGAAGAATTAGGAGTAGATGTTAAAGTGTAATAAGATGAACCAGTAGCTACTATAGTCTGAATATCTGAAGGAGCTCCTAC